AGGCAAGTGCCGAAGAAAAAACCGCGCCTTCTCGAATAGCGCCTTCGGTGATCCTTTGGAGTCGACGTATTCTTCCTTGCGACTGCCAAAGCCGATGACCATGCCCCGATGAAAAAGGCACAACGTCGCCGCCGTGCACACTGTCAGCCACGACATACCCATCTCTCTTGTCTTTTCGGTGATGCCGGGCTCTTGGTGATGCCATCGATCGAGTAGCCACGTCACCCACTCAACTTGTCGCGGGAAAAGGAGAAACGGAATCGCGGTCGGCATGCCGCGCTCGACGTTGCGCGGATCGGTGGTCATCCCCCAGTCAGAGATGAATTGCGCGGGATGCTCAGCGTAGTACCGCTTGAGATCGGGCAGTGCTTGCGGATTCGCACGCAAGCGTTGAAGGCTGGCCATGCGTTCGGCGAATATCGAGACGTACTCCGGGTTGCGCCAATCGAAGGTCACGGGCTTGATGGGATCGGCGCTCATGGCGCGGCCTCCGGTGGCTTGGAGTGCAACGCCTCGATCACCGCCGCGAGATTGAGGTGGAGCGCCTCGGCGATATCGCGCGCCGTGAGACCTCCAGCGTGCATGCGTCGTATCTCCGCGCCAATCACGCTCGGATCGGTCGGCCGGTGCAGCGTCGCTCGGCGGGTATAGTCGGTCGCGCTCATGCGGGCGGGGTCGATGCCAATGTGGACCACGCTTTAACCCCTACGGCGTTGCCGTATCTGCCGCACTGCCGTATACTCGGCCGATGCTGACCATTGCCGAGACCACGGAGTTTTCTGCCCTGTGGCCCGACTACTGGACGGCCGAGGAATTCGGCGAGTTCTGCGCCTGGTTGGCGCTGAACCCGGAAGCTGGCTCCGTGGTACCGAAGTCGGACGGCTGCCGCAAGGTGCGATGGTCGATGGCCGGCACTGGCAAAAGCGGCGGCGTGCGCGTGATTTACTTCAACCGCCTCGATGAACGGAAAATCTGGCTCATCACGATGTACGCCAAAAATGAGCGTGCTTCGATACCGGCGAAGACAATGGCGAAATCTCGGGAGAAGGTCGATGGCAAAGATGAGCAAAAAAGCACTACTGGCGCGCGACGCAAAGCGAAACATCGGCGCTGAGATCCTGCGCGGTATGCGTGAGGTGCGCGCGGGACGTGCAGCCCGTGTACACCATATCGAGGTGCCAGAGGCCCTGGAGGCGCGCATGCGCTCGGGACTCTCACAGCCGAAATTTGCGCAAGTGCTCGGCGTATCGGTGCGCACGTTGCAGGACTGGGAACAAGGCCGCCGCAAGCCGACGGGTGCCGCGCGTTCGTTGCTCGCGATAGCCGCGAAACGCCCCGATGTGCTGCGAGAGGTCTTAGCAGCCTGAGAGACGGCGCTCAGCAGTTTAGCTTTAGGCGGCGGCGACCCGCTGGACGGTGCTGACGCCAACCTTAAGGGTGCGGGCGATCTTGAGCTTGCCCGTGCCTTTGGCAAGCATCCTGCGAATCTCTCGCTCGGTCTTGTCATTGACCTTCGGCCGGCCGAGTTGCTTTCCCTGCGATCGAGCACGCGCAAGGCCCGCGTTGATACGCTCAATGGTGACGGCGCGCTCGAATTCGGCAAACACGGCAGCCATTCCGAGCATTGCTTTGCCGGCCGACGTGGTTCCGTCGACGTTTTGCTGGTGCAAGTAGAGGGCGACCCGCTGTTCGCCGAGTTCGGACATAAACGCGGCGACATGGTGCAGGCTGCGGCCGAGCCGATCAATCGACCAGGCGGCGACCACATCGAGTTTGCCGCGAGCGGCGTCCTTGGTGAGTCTGTCGAACGCAGGGCGCTTGTCCCGGCCCTTGGCCCCTGATATGCCGTGATCGATGTAGGGTTCGACGATTTGCCAGCCGCGTTGCTCTGCGACGCGCTCAAGGTCAATGCGTTGGTTTTCGACGGTCTGCCCGGCCGTTGAAACGCGAAGGTAGAGGCCAACCCGAAGTGACTTTGCCATGTCTGCTGTTTCGTCCGTGATTTCCAGCATATCGTGTACCTCTCAGGTATACCGTAATCAAGTGTTTTCGTATAGGCATTTATCGGTCTCGTAACCTCATGAATACGTGGCCGATCGTGTTGAGAAAAGCAGTAGGGATTTCGGTATAGGCTCGTCATTTGCCTAGGTGCTCCCAAATGCCGACGACGTTGTCCGCGAGTGGCGCGGCGTGAGGCTCCATGGGCGGCTCGGCCACATGTACGTAGGGCAGTAGCGGCTCGGTCTCAACCGGCTGTTGTGCGCCTTCCTGTACGGGCAGCGGTGCCATGACAGGTGGCTCGAAGGTCAGCGCGGAAAGGTCCGCCATAGGCTGACCAATAACCAGCAGGTATGCGTTCGCCGCCGATTGCGCATCTCGGATCGGATCGCCGTTGAGTGCGGGCAGCATGGCGGGCGGCAGCGTCACTTCCGCGCGGCTCAGACGTGGCAGCACGAACTCGGCCAGGCGGGCGAACAGCTCAAGCGCCTTCGCGGGATTCTTTCGGGCTACGCGATCAAAAAGTGCTTGCGCTTTCGTGGCGTTGTGCTCCACGAATAGCGTCAGAACTTTGCGCACGTCGACCGTCGTGCGATTGAGCACGCCCCGGCGTCGTCCCATGCCAGCAGCCGGTGGCCTTTTGCGCTTCGCTACCATTTCAATATTTTCCAGCACTCTGTTGTATGTGTTGCTCCGAAAAATGGATTAGTGACGCGTAGTGACGGGTCATCCGCTAGTTTTCCATACACGCCCGCGCGTAGAAAAGTACCGGCGCAGCCGTCACTTGGCGTCACTCGACCCATGACGGCCCCTCCGATCGCAGTTCGACTCCGAGATATAGACGCGTCCCGCCGGTGCCTCTTTTGTGGTCAAAGCCGCGCCGTTCCATCTCGGCCGGGAAGTCTTTTGCGGCAAGCCAGCGCTCCCCGGCCGCCTCGCAGAATTCCTGGTACTGTCGATATAGGGCTGAACTTTTGACCTGTGCTAGCGGACGCGCGATGCAGCATTCGACTATGAATCGGCCGAGAGTGTCGGATTCCTCGCGGTACTTACGCACGGCCTCGGCAATGATCGGTGGAGCGTTGAGGCCGCCTTCTTGCCACTCGCGGCAACCCTGTAGCGCCCAATTCATGATGCCGGGAAGTTCGCCTTCCAGTTTGCGCAGGAGATCCCGGTCCTGCTCGTCGGGGGGTATCGATACGGTGAACGGCACGAGGCGCAAGCGCCGCCATATGCCCTCATCGGTCCCGTTGATCGCTGGCTTGTAGTTGCCGCGAATCACAATGCGATGGGTCGGGCGAAAGTCGAAGAATTCCTGGTGCAAAAAGCGGGCGGTCAACGTGTCTCCGCCAGTCAAGTCTTTGAGCTTGGCCTCGTCGAACCGGCTGCCTTGACTGGTCTCATTCATGAGGGCCGCGCGAATACCACGTAGGCGCGCAATGTCATTCGGAATGCCGCCATGTCTGCGCAACATGATCATATCCGGCGATGCCGACATGGCATAGTCGCCCAGCAGGCGCATCAGCACTTCGCAAAAGACGCTCTTACCGTTTGCGCCGAGGCCATACAGAAAATGGAGGCTTTGGTCCGAGGTATCGCCAATCAAAAGGTAGCCGACGAACCGACGAAGATACGCATACAACGCATCGTCGCGGCCGAGCACGCGCCGCAAGAATGCGTCCCACAATTCCGCCTGGGCCGTCGCGTTGAATGTGATATTTACGAGATTGGTTATCAGATCTTCACGCACATGCGGGCGAAGCAGGCCGGTGCGTAGGTCGAGCGTTCCATTACCAACGTTGAGCAGCCAGCCGTCCCTATCAAAGTCCGTGAGTCGCGCCGGTATGCCCGGCTCAGATCGCGCCAACCAAATCATGGCCTCAATAGACGCCTTCGACTGCGACCGCTTCGCGTGCTGCATACGTGAGTCGCGGTCGGTCGAGTCTCGGATCTCATCGAAGATCGCAATTGCAGTCTCTTTCGCGCGCCCCTGCACCGAAATGCACTTATCATCGACCGCCCAGCGCCGGCCGTCCCAGACGTGCCAACCGCGTTCCGGGGTAAACTTCAGATCTCGGCCGTGGCGGACCGCCAAGCGTCTGCC